CGTCGTCGCGGTGGACTGAAATGGCAGCGCGCGCGAGCTGCTACCAAGAGCCGTTGCCGAGAGCCTGGGCCGCAAGGCTGCGACTAAGGAAAAACGCTCGATGCCGCTGAACTCTTTCGACGCGGCCGAGAAGAAACGAGATGCCGAACGCAAGGATCGGCAGGAATTGGCGCGACGAGCAATTGTCAAGCTCCGCGAGGTCACGATCGAACGCGTCCGCCAGATGACGATGTGGAGCATTTTGCGGGGCTTCACGCCAGTCCTGATCGATCAGGCCTGGGCGGACGCCGCCCGTTTGGTCGAACGCTCCCGAGGTATCGACGCCGGCAGTCTCAAAGACAGGGCAGGAGGAATGGCGGACGCGGACCAGGTATCCCTTTGGTGCGAGCTACTGGCCGCGCGCGTGGCGGTCAATTTTTCCGGAAACTACCACAGGATCGATAAGGACGATCGCGACTTCTTCAAGCGAGCCGGCGTCGATCTCGACGCCATCGCCACGGAGATCAAGGAGGAAAAGAAGAAGCCGCCGGCGAAGAATGGTGCTGCCTCAACCAATGGCAAGCACACTAACGGGCGGGCGCCCAGGCTCGACTTTCATGATACGCCGCTCGACCAGCTTCGTTTAGACGGCGTGATGTGGGGCAATTTAACCCGGCCCATTGCGGCGCTCGAAAAGGGCGGCATCATCACCGTGGGCGATGCTCTGGGCTTGATGGATCGATTGGGTACTTCGCTCGCCGACGCCCTGGCCACGATCCAGGGCGTGGGTAAACCGGCCTCCGAACAGATCTTTGGCGGCATTCAGCGATATACCATCTCGCAGCGAGCCAAGGAGGTGGCGAATGCCTAAGCACGCTGCTTTTATCATGCAATGCCCGTGGTGCTTCGAGGACCCATGGCAAGACTATAGTGATTGCGAGGTCTGCGATGGCACGCACCTCGTCTGCGCCATCTGCGATTGCTCCCCGGACGAATGTCAGGCGCTCCAGCTTGCGGAGACCGTCGAATCTCCGGAGGTCGCCAAATAATGGAGATCACTTTTCGCCCAATCACGCTCTGGCCCAGGCCGGCACTTCGGACCGCTTCGAATTTTAAGACGTCGCATAGCAAGACGATGGCGCTGCTCGAACGGGAACTGCGTTACCTTGGCGCCAAAGACGTCGCCCTGCAGATTGCCGTGCACGAAGGCGATATTCGCCGCGACGGCTTGCCTTACGCCGATTGCAGGCCATCGCATCCGGGCGTGATTGTTTCGTTCGCGAGCAAGCACGGGCCGCTGTCCTACCCGTGCGACACCTATACTTCATGGACCGACAACCTGCGCGCGATCGCCCTGGCCCTCGAATGTTTGCGGGCGGTTGACCGTTACGGTGTGACGAGGACGGGCGAGCAGTATCGAGGCTGGACGGCGCTGCCTGCGCCTGCTCGCCAGATGACCAAAGAAGACGCGGTAAAGTTCTTGGAAACCTTCATCGATGGCCTCATCACGAGCCCGGAGGAGGCCAAGGAAGCCGCGCGGGCTGGCGCGATGGCCACCCACCCCGATCGCGGTGGTGATACCGAGAAGTTCAATCGCCTCCAGCAGGCCAAGGAGGTCTTGGGCCTGTGAACCCACTACCCAACTACCCGGGAAGCAAGGGCGGCGCCGGCGTTGCCAAGCGGCTGATCTCCGAGATGCCGCCGCACAGGGTCTATATCGAGGCCTTCCTCGGCGGCGGCGCCGTGTTGCGTCTCAAGCGGCCGGCTGCCGTCAACATTGGGATCGACGCGGACGGCCGAGTCATCGAAACATGGGTCCGATCCGGAGCCACGTCGTATCCGACGCTGGCAGCTGCCGAACCCATGATGGTGGAGACTCTGCAGTGGGTGCTTGGCGAGCGTCCGGAACATGAAGAGATGGTCCAGAAGATGCGGCGATTCTTGCCGGGAGGAAATCGCCATGGGTCGTAAAACACAGCTGGCCAAGCGACGCGCCGCGATTGCAGAGAAGCTCGCCAGCTCGCGGCAGGCCAGGATCGACCGGCTGGACCGCCGTATCATCGAGCTGACCAGGGCGGCGAAATTGGACCTGGCCGCAGACGGCTCGATAACGCTCCGCGTTGGCCCGGGCAGAGTCCACGCCTTCCGTTGCCCGGAGCTCTACGCGCTGATGGTCCGGCTCGACATGGATTCGATTTTCTACCGATGGGGAGAGGACCGGGCAAACCGATTCAGCTCTATCAGGCAGTACGCCGAACACGTCGCAGGCGACCTAGCGTACAAGGCCGCGGTGGCCATAGCGGCGTTCATAGATCAAAAGATCTCGGGCACGAAAGTTTGACAGGTCGCTGCCAATATACCCAATATTTGCCAACATGCCCAGCCGGCCGCCTACTCACCGATTGAGGCAACCAAACCGGCCCAGCAGTACTGCCAGAGGCTACGACCAGCGGTGGCGCCGGGCAAGCAAAGCATACCTTCGCATTCATCCGCTCTGCGTTCGATGCGAAAGAAAAGGAATCACCAAAGCGGCAAGTGTCGTTGACCACGTCAAGCCGCATCGCGGTGATGAAGAACTTTTTTGGGATGAAACAAATTGGCAGTCGCTCTGCAAGCCCTGCCACGATCATAAGACGGCGACCGAAGACTGCGGCTTCGGACGCAACCGACCCTCCGGGTAGGGGGGGGTCAGTTTTTACGCGTCGGCTCGCTTCCGACCGCTTACGAACCAGACACATTTTTCCGCAGGTTTTGGACCCCCCCCTATGGCCCGGCGAGGCCCACAACCGAAACCGACCGCCCTCAAACTGCTGACCGGAAATCGCGGAAAGCGGCGGCTCAACTGCGAAGAGCCGGCGCCGCCAAAAACCTTGCCGCCGCGGCCGAGCTGGCTCAAGGGAGCGGCAGCGAAAAAATACGATCAGCTCGGCGGCGAGCTCCTCAATCTCGGCATCCTCACCTCCGTCGATGGCGATCTGCTCGCAAGCTACTGCGCGGTTTGGGATCGCCTCGTCTGGGCGGAAAAGTCGTTGGCAAAAAAGGACGCCGTCACGCGGTTCAAGGGCAAGACCTCGCTCTGGGAACAAGTGTCGCCGGCCTTCACGATCTGGAAAGAACTGCTCGGGCAGCTCCACCGCCTGGGCCGTGAACTGGGTCTGACGCCAGCGTCGAGGCCGGGCATCAAAGCTTCCAAGCCGGCGGCGCCAAGCGGCCTGGGCGACTTCGCCCGGCGCAAAGGTGCGGTCTGAAATGGGTCCTGACAAAGCAACTTTGCGCCGCCTGGAAAAGGTGGCGGAAAAATGGGTTCGGAATAAATCGGACGAAAAGGCGATCGAGTCGGGTTGCGGCTTCTCGCTGCCGCGCGCGCAGGCCGTCGGGGAATTCTGCGAACGATTCCTCCGGCTGTATGAAGGCGACTTCGCCGGCCAGCCGCTGGAGCTGCGCGATTGGCAGGCTGACGTTACGGCGCGGCTGTTCGGTTGGGTCCGCTGGTCGGAGCGGCTGGGCCGCTGGATCCGCCGTTTCACGCGGGCCGGCATCTGGGTGCCGAAGAAAAACAAGAAGTCGCCGACGCTCGCCGGCTGGGCACTGTATTTGCTTTGTGCGGACGGTGAACAGGGGCAAAAGGTTTACTTTGCGGCCAAGGACGGCAGCCAGGCCCGGGAGATCGCCGGCAAGCACGCGGTCGAAATGGTGCTTTCCTCACCCGAGCTGCTGGCCGAGTGCGACGTGAACAAGGCGCTGATGCAGATCACCCACCTGCCGACCCGGTCCATCCTCAAGCCCCTCACTTCCGGCGACAAGCGGACCCAGCAGAGCAAAGAGGGTTTGAACGGTTCGATACTGGTCGACGAGACCCACGTCGTCGATCGCGCCTTCATGGACCGCATTTCCCGGGCGGGCATTTCGCGCGCCGAGCCGTTGCAGATCGAGGTCTCGACGGCCGGCAATGATCCGGACGGCTACGGCAAAGAGCAATTCGACTATGGACGTCTGGTCGAGGATGGCACCGTCGAGGATCAGGGCTTTCTCTATGTGTCATACGCGGCGCCGCAGGATCTCAGCGACGAAAAGCTTGCCGAGGATCCCGTGAAATATGGCAAGCTCGCGAACCCGGCCTGGGGGCACACGATCCAGCCCGAGGAGTTTATCGACGATTACAAACGTTCGACGGTCAGCATCGCCGCGCTCGCGCTTTTCAAAATGTACCGCTTGAACGTCTGGCAGCAATCGACGCATCCCTGGCTGTCGATCGACGATTGGAAGAAATGCCGCCGGCCATTCGCCGAGGAGGAGCTGGCCGGCAGGAGCTGCTACGGCGGCCTCGATCTTTCGAAGACTCGCGATATGTGTTCCTGGGCGCTGCTGTTTCCCTGGCCGGAAGATGGCCCAGAGGCCTGCCGGCTGCTCACTTCGTTTTTCATGCCGGAAGAGGCGGCGCGGCGCAATGCGGACAAAGTGCCCTTCATGCGCTGGGCGCATGCCGGGCAGCTTATTTTGACTCCGG